CTCCTATTACTCTAAATCTAATGGTTGCAAGTGGAGTTGATAAATCTGTTGCATTTGCTACTTGAATAGCTGCACCATCTGCTCCAGCATCATAATCATAATAAAATGCTAAAACATTTCCACTAGCATACACGTATTCCAAATCATAATCAGACACAGAACTTATGTCCATATATTCTATTGCATCTATGCCAAGTGCTGCTGCAGTTAAACCAGTGTCTCCACCAGTTGCGTAAGAAGAAGAAAAGGTGAAAGTACCTCGTACCCATCTTTTATTTCCTTCTACACCTCTATCATCAGTAGTTATTGTTATTGCGCCCATATTATCTTTTCTCCCTTGAAAGAACAACAACTCTCTTATTTCCAAAAACGGTATTATCTTGAACTGTATTTGTTAAAGCCATAAATTTCTATCTACCAAAAATAAAACATAATCTTTTCTTTTTTATACAAAAACTCTTCTTGCTGAGTGTCCCCGAATTTTTCAAAGGGACAACTACAACAAGAAAGAGTTTAAAAATGTCTTTAGGAGTTTAGGTCACAAATTTTAGATTGAACCCAAATGTTTCGCACTCTTAGTTCACCCAAGGTATAGAATAATCCACGAACAACTAGAGCGTTAGCTGCGAAGAAGTCCCTGTTTTCTATATACTGAGTAGGTAGAGCGATGGCTATTTCCATATAGTCTGTATCCATGACATAGACGTTAGAACCAAGAACAGCATCTGCAGTAGAAATTGTTCCAGGGGTATCTGCATCAGGTAAGACTGGAATTCCTTGATAAGTTGCAAGCATCATTCCACCACGAGTTCCAGGGAATGTTCGCTCACTTCCAACACCTACTTGATATTCTTCATATCCAAGATATCTCTGTTGAGTCTGTAGGAGTCTTTCTAGACGATAGTACTGGTCGTGACCAAGGACTATTAGTTTAGGGTCTCCACCATTAACTCTGATATCTCTGATACTATTATCAAGTAACTGAAGGGTTAGGTCTCTTCCAACACCACCATTATAACTAACGTTAGCACCAGCATTCCAAGTACCTGCAGTTCGTCCACCAATTGTTAGGTCATAGGCTCTAACACGAGTAGCTGAACCTCCCATACCAGTATTTGCGGCAGCAGTAACGTCTTGTTCGATTACATCATCTATGGAAGTAAATCCTGCTCGACTTGTTACGAATACAACGTCTCCGTCGTCACAGTTTACAGAACCTCCCCAAGCTGTACCAATAGTTACTGCACCAGTTCCAGTATTAACTGCAGTAACTAATCCACCAGTTGCATATAAGCCACCAGTCTCATCATGAATCTGAACTCCATCTCCTATTTTGAAGTGATGAGAATGAGACGCCGGGACGGTAAACTCTAGTGTAGTTCCAGCACTAACCAAAGAACCTGAAGAAGCTAGAAGCTCTTCATTAATTTCTTTGATATGGTCAATTTGAGCGTTTTCCATCTCTAGACCCATCAAATCGCCAGCACCACCTTCCAACTGAGCAACGAATGTTGACTGAATTGTTACACCGAATGTTGAAGCAACGATGTTAGGGAGACTGGATACTGTTGCGATGTCTGAGACATCGATGGTAGGTAGAGTTCCTGCTTCAGTTACAGGACGTGAACGCCCTACACCTCTGTCAGTTCGTACTCTCCAACCAGCAGTATTTCCCCAAGTTGTTCTAGGAATAGCATTGAAGAATCTTGTCTGGTTGTTTAGTGCATGCCAAACTTTTCGACCAAAAGTTGTAGTGAAAATATCACCGCTAATGCTAGAGTCAGCAGTATCAATACCCATGAATGTTTGTTTCTGAAGAAAATCAGAACCAAAGACACCCAAAAAATTGTTTGAACGATTTGCCTGAGCTATATACTCAGCTAATGAAGGATTAGGCATAATTTATATTCCTCTTACCCATTTAGAATTTCTTGTGGAAGTCCCGTTGTATTACCAGAATCACGCTGTTGTCTCATTGCAGTAAGCTGTTTCCAAGATAGGTCAACTAGTTGGTCAACCGCCTCTTCCTTATCCTGAGATTTCTTAATCTGCAAATCATCAAGTCCTGATGTCT